TACAAAGGATTAAACATGGAAGGTACATGCGATAAAAATTGCCCACTATGGAAGAAATATAAAGAAAAATGTCCTAACTATATCGAATCTTGGTGGACATCTGAAGGCAAGGAAAAACCAGAATTAGTAAAAGATTGTGCTCCTAAACGAACTTTTATAATGATACAAGAATTACATAATAGATTTATTGGTGTTGAAAAAAGTCAAGAGGAACAAAGAAATCAAATAAGTGCATTTTTTGATGTAATGAAATTGGGATTAATGAAACGGGAAAGATTAGAATAATGTTATTACCATTTAGGCCACGCAGAAAAAGAGATGATGATCCGCTTGTTACTATATCTACGTTTGATGTAAGCGGTGGAATGCTTACTGATGCACTACCAGCAAAAATTGAAGATAAATATTTATCTAACTGCAAAAATGTTTATATCAAAGAAAATAGAATTTGTCAACGATTTGGATATACTGCATTCGGTAATAATCTTCCATTAGATTCATCTGTTGTTGGTATATTTCATGTATTTACTTATACTGGAAGCAGTTACCTACTCGCATTTACAACCGAAAAAGTATATAAGTACAATACTGCAACGGAAGATTGGGACGATATTACAGATACCGCAGAGGACTATTCTGGTTCCATTGACGAGCCATTTTCATTAGACGTTATTTATGATGACAATGCTGGTGAATTAAAATATATTTCTACAAATAGAGTAAATAATATAAAAAAATGGACAGGTTCTGGTAATTTTGATGACTTAGGAGGCAGTCCTAATAAGTGCGTATTTCTAAAAAATTTCAATCATTATTTAATGTTGTTTGATGTAACTGTTGGGGCGACAAGGTATCCACAAAGGGTAGATTGGAGTGATCAAGGTCTACCAGAAACTTGGTCTGGTGGTTCTTCTGGAAATAATAATCTTGTAAAAACTCCTGATTTTATAATTGGAGCGGAAGTCATTAGAAGTCAGCTTGCGATATATAAGGAAGAATCAATAACTATGTGTACATATGTTGGTGGTACTAATCCATTTGCTTTTGAAGAAAATAAAATTAAAGGAATTGGATTGAAAGCGAGAGAAACATTATGCAGTTTGGGTGATAAACATATATTTTTAAGTAATAAGTTGGATGTTAAAATATTTGATGGTTTTAATTGCTATTCGGTTATGAAGAACAAAATATATAATAAATTTATAGATAACATCGATCCAGATAAAATCTCAAGAAGCCATGCACATTTGATAGAACAATTTAACTTATATTTACTGTTTGTTCCAAAAACTGGTTCAGAATATCCTAATTCTGTTTGGGTTTATGATTATGTAAAAGATAGATGGACGTACTGGGAGTTCGCTGCGGAAATGATAACATCAGGATATTATTTATCGTCTGGATTCCTAACAATTGGAGAGTTAACAAATAAAATTAAAACATTGAATTGGAAAATTGGTTCTGGCTCTATTGGAGAGGCTTTTCCATTCTCTTTATTTGGAGATGAAGATGGATATATCTATCAATGCGATTCCACTCAGATAAATGACAATGATGTTGCGATAGAAGCAGAAATTGAAACAAAAAGCTATGTTCCTTTTGGTACTGGAAGGTTTGGCCTTCATTCTTCCTTTGGCGTATATGGCAAAGGTGATAGTGTCGAAGTATACCTAAGTAAAGATGAAGGGAGAAATTATACGAAACAAAAAGATATAGTTTTAAATAAGGACACGGTAGGTTTTGGAATATGCCGTGGTATAAAAACTGTTTCAGAAAGGGTAATGTATAAAATAAGAAATGCTGTTTTGAATACATCTTTTGAATTAGAAGGATGGGTTTTAAATTCATTAAAGAGAGGGAAAAAAGTTACTTCTACTTATCTGGACTATCTTTACGATAATGATGAAGAAAGAATTGTTACAGAGGATGCAGATGGAAAGCAAGATTTTGTTTATATTAGGAGTTAAACAATGACAACTTTACATAAAGATTTAACTGGAGATGATTTACATGTTCCTAAAGCACATGGATCATCTCATGAAAGTGGGGGAACAGATGAATTTAATGTAGCTGGATTATCAGGTAAACTTGCTGATAAGCAAGATCCATTATTTACACACAGTGATATTAAAATATCTCCAGAGGATCTTCCTTCCATATTTCAATTATTATATAAACTTGAAGCTCAACTTAACACCATAGAAAATAGATTATCTCTTTTGTGGCATGAGGCTAAAAGGGCGAATACTAATTTTGACTTAGGAGGATCATTTTAATGGCAAAAGATATCTTAGTAAAAAAAGATATTTTATTGCCTAATATTCCTGATGAGTTTAAGGACTTACAGGAAGTTAGGAATGTATTGAATAATTTTAGGCAAACAATAAATGAAATATTGATGTCTGGTTTAAATAATGGAATTTTGATTGGAGATAATAAAATTGGAATTGGAATAGATAACATTAAAGAACTGGAGGATTTAGTTGACTAATAGTAATTATCAAATAATAAGAACAAAAGATCCAAATGTAATTGAACATCTTTTACCGCATATTGAAAAATTAGTAAACAAAACGCATGAAGATTATTCCGTGGAATCTTTTGTAAAATGGCTTCGAGTTAGTATTAGTAATCCTTTAGTAAAAACTTGGATTGTAATTAAAAAGAGAAATAAATTTGTTAAGGGTGACACAAAAATCGCAGGATATGCGATTGGAACAATAACTTCAAATCTGGAAGAAGAATATTTTAATATAAGTCATTTATATTCTACTGAGAAACAAATAACAAAAGATTTATTAAATACTATTGAGCACTGGGCAAAGAAGAATGGATTAAGTAAAATCGGTGGTGTAACAAAAAGGTTGCCCAAAGCATGGGAAAAATTATATGGTTATAAACTAATAAGTTATAATTTAATAAAGGAGATTTAAAAATGAGTGGTGTTGCGAAAACTATATTTGGTGAAGGGCCAAAGATAGAAACACAAGCGCCAGTGCCAGTGAGAAAAGAATTAAAATATACACCTGAGCAAGAACAACTATTATCTACAATCTTAGGTTATATCACTCCTGCAATTGGACAGCCTGGCACTGCATACCCTGGTCAAATGGTAGCTGGTTTAAGTCCGACAGAACAGCAAGCGATGGGTACACTTAGTCAGTATAGTCAAAGATTTACTTCTCCAGAAGAATATTACTCTACCATGATTGAAAAACCGTTAATGGAAGCATGGCAGGAAAAAATAATGCCTGCTATCGGTGGTGAATTTGGAAGGCGCGGTCTATTTTATGGCTCTGGTAGAAGGGAAGCTGAAACGGAAAGTGCAGAAACATTAATGGATGCTCTTGCAAAAGGCAGAGTTGGTGCTGAAACACAGACATTGCAAAATATTCTTGGAATGACAGGTACTCAAATGGAGATGGGAGGGATTGAAAGAGGAATTGAACAAGGTAGATTATCTGCTGAATATCAAGATTGGTTGAGAACACAGCCTGGTAATATTCCTGAAATGGACTATGCAATGCGATTACTTGGTTTAAGTCCATATGAATTTATAAGAGGAGAAAACGTTGTGTATCCAGGCAGACAGGGATTATTGCAACAGGCTATAGCAGGGGCAGGTCCATTGGCAGCAGGATTAGGTTCATTAGGATTAAAACTTTGGTAATAATCTTGAAAGGAAAAGTAAGATGGCAATATATATGCCCGAAGATAAACGGTATGCAGGATGGGATAAAGCATTAGCTCTTCTCGGAAAAGGACTGCAAGAAGCAGGAGAAGGACAACGAAAGAAAGCATTGCAGGAATTAAACTGGATTGCTTCTCAAGGCGGTGTTCTTACAGGTAAGCAAGTTTTAGACTTGGCAAATAAAGTTCAAATGCCTGCTGAAATAATTATGGCAGGCGTGCCCAAGATACGTGGCGAGGATGGAGAAATCAGATATAAATTTCTTACTCCTTTAGAAAAAGAAGTGCAGAGGGCGGAAGAAGTAGCAAAAGCAATAGAGAGAACTGCTCAAGCGCATTTTGAGTCAAAATTAAAAAGAGAAGTTACAAGAACAAAAGCTATTTCAATGGCTGAAGTACCAGCAAAAGAAGCTGTCATAAAAACACAGGCGGAAGCCACCGGTGAAATGTATTCTAATTTAGAATTTATAAAACAACAGAACAGGAAAGACTTAGCAATATTAAATCAGCAATTAAGTGAATTAAAAACTCCAGAAGAAAAAGAAGAACTGCAAAAGAAAATTGATTTGAGCGAAGCTCGTACAAGATATTATGATGCATTGGCAGATTATCTTGCTCAAGGAAAAGATACTGCTCAGAAAAAGATAAATGAAATTTGGAAAAGATTAGAGCCATTAGGTTTATTGCAAAAAAGTGGACCGAAAGGCAGAACAATAAAAACTATTAAGCCTTTAATAGTTGGAAGCAAAGATTATGAAAAAGCGAAAAAGATATTTGAAGAATTAGGTGTGGAATATTCTGAAATACCAGCAGGTAAAGCACTTATAAGCAAACAAGGCTTTCGGAAAAATAGAGTTTTATTAGTGCCAAAAGGTGTCACTTCAAGCGATCGTAGCCAGCCAGTATTAAACCTCCCTGCAAAGGGTAATTTTTTAGGGATAGAATATTAAATGGATGTAAAAGAATTTAAAAGACGGTATCCGCAATATAAAGATGTGGATGATTATAAATTAGCTAATGCTCTTTATGAAAAGTTTTATGCAGATAAAACAGATAGAGCTAATTTCAATAGGCAATTTCTGCCTATTGAGACCAAAAAAACCACTTCATTTGGTGATGGGGCTCTTACAACGCTTCATAATCTTACCCAACCTCTACCTGTTGCTGAAGCATTGGGTACTTCTCTATACAATATGTTTGTTACCTTACCAGCACAGTTAGGCGCATTTGTTATGGGCGGACTTAAAGTTGGAGAATTATCAGAGGAATTTCCTTCTGAGCAAGAACTTGTAGAGAAAGGTGGTTGGGATATAAATAAAGCCAGAAAAGCCTTTGAAGATGTGGGTAATTTTTTGGCTTTGCAACCAGCAACTCCAGGCGGAAAGCAATTAGTCGGAGCTGCTTTTGGTACTCTTGATGAATATGCAAAAAAGGGTGGAGAATTTGTTGTAGATAAAACAGGTAGTCCTGCTGCTGGTGCTTTAACATATGCTACATTGCAAGTTCTTCCTTTCCTTTTAACAGGCGAATTAACTCGTGGTGGTAAGGCAAAAGTTAAAATGCCTCCAGCAGAAGAAATAGTAGTTCGTGGAAAAGCTGATTTAATCAATGAATTTAAAAATGCATATTTAAATCGAAACGAACCACTTATGCAAACTTTGCAGAATATTATAAATGATCCAACATTTAGGTTTGATTCTCCTGCAACTATACCAGATGGTACAGTTATTGATTTAAGTACATTTATTCCAAAAGAAGCAAGCAGTAAAATGCTACCTGTAGTATATGAACCAAAGGTTACAGTAGAACCATTTGATATTAAATTCAAACCAGAAAGAAAACCTATTCAATTTAAAGCGACAGATAATATAAAGGAGATACAGAAGGATATCAAACTTGACTATCCAACGCCGAAAGTGAAAAAGTCATGGGAGATGACGAGGGAAGAAATGGCGGAAAGGATTGAAAAACAAGATGTTCATCCGTCGATTAAATCCTCTCTGAAAAAAGAAGCATCCATATTAAGGAAAACAGACAAACCCATTATAGATAATAATATAATGGATAAAAAGGAAGTGATAAAGTCATGGGATAAAGTTAGTAGAGAATTTCCAGAGATAGAAGGCTCAATCAGAAGGATCGATGAAGCCTTAAATCAAGAAGGGAAATTAGTAAGAGACGCTTCTGGCGGATATTCTTTGCGTGTTGGCTCTGGTTTTGCGAAGCATTATTTCAAAGAGGGAAAACAACATTTTTACGAGACAGCAATTCGACATGAACTGTTGCACATTGAAAGCGAAAGGCTTGGTAAGAATTGGACAGAGGAACAAGTTCGTAAACTTGCAGAGTATAAATATAAGGGCGAGAAATGGGCGGACAAAGCATTGAAAGAGATAGAAAAGCCAAAAGAAATACAAAGAGAGCCGACAGCAAAAGATGCCATTTATAAAGATCAACCTCTTGAAACAGATTTGTTTGAGCAAGATTTTCAAAGTGCTATTGCTGAATCCGTGGCGGATGAGCTTATGCACAAAGGAGATAAAACATATACTTCCAAAGGTGTTGCCGAAAAAGCTAAAAAGAGAAATTTGGATTTTAAGCAAAGAATTAGTGCTGATGGTGGAATAGAAATAAATATAGCTGATCAGCTCGATAATTCATGGACATTTAGGGAATTAAGTGCAGCTAAAGAATTTATTGATAATTATACACCAGATTATGCAGCTGCGGAAAAATTGTATTATGAAGCGTGGAATAAGATTAAAGAAAATTCTCCAACATTTGACAGAGAGTTTGCTAAAGAGAAAATTGGTAAACCAACATATAGAAAATTTATTGATGAAAATGCAAAGAGACAAGAAATAGATGATGCTATACCGCCTAAGTTTAACCATGAATTACCACAATTAAATATAGCAAATTATGAAGGCATTTTTGGTGAGACAAAACCAGGTAAAACTGGGTTAGGTATTTTTATCAAACCGATAAAATCTGCATTAAGTGATATAGATACTCGTTCTGGATTGCCATTGTTTAGGCTTTACATGGAAACTCAAGAAGGCATGAGAAATGAATTAACTCACTCCTTACCTTATATGAAGCGGTTACAAGACTCCGTAAAGGGGTTAAATTTGGAATCCAAAGAAAGAATTTATGATTTACTTGAACAAAAAAATATACGAGAAGAAAAATTAAGTTACGATGGCGTTAAGAAAATTATTAAATCTAATAAATCTTTGAATAATAAATTTGGTGCTTTAACAGAAAAAGAATGGCAGAGTGCAAAAAGAATAAGGAATATTTTGAATGAAGCTGGAAAAGAGTTTGGCATTCCAATGGAAAGTATGGTACTTGATTATGCTCCAAGGATCAGAAAAACAGGTATTAGTGGATATGAAGCGGTAGAAAAATATAAATTGCCAGAAGAATATAAATGGTGGGCGTTAGAACAGAGAAAAGGTTATTTAATGCCACATGAGAGAGATATTTATAAAGTTGTATCTTCATATATTCTCCGCGGCGCGAGAAAAAAATATCTTGGGCCATCGTTAGATAAATTGTCGAAAGTATATAATGATGCCATTAAAGATGGTTCTATTAAAAGGTTAACAATTCCTGAAGCTAATGTAGTTAGAAAATATATAGAGGATTTACATGGATGGCCTACTGGCTTTGATGCAGCTACAAAGATAACTGGTTCACGGATAGTAGACTTTATAAATAAATTAATACCAAAAGAAAGATTTGAAAATGTAGAATATAAAAAAATCATTGAAAAGATTAAGACAAAAGAAGGAAAAGTTGAAGAAATACCGCGATGGGTAGAAGTTGGGAGAAAACCTGGTTATTTTGATACAAGAAATGCGATAGATAAATTAATTGAAATGGAATTAAATTTGACATATGCTGGTGCTATGGGATTTAGACCTATGACGGTGATAAGGAATATAATGCAAAGTATGTTAAGTTTGCCCATTCTTGGCCCAAAATACTGGATAGTTGGTGTAAAGAAGGCATTAACTGTTAAAGGGATGGCAGAATGCCAAGCTAAAGGCATTTTAATGGATAACTATATGCCTGTAGGTGGGGAGATAGGATTTACAATGGGAATTATAGCAAAGACTACAAGAACAGGATTGTGGGGATTTAGGATGGTTGATAGTTTTAACAGAGCTGTCGCATATCTTGGAATGAAAGCAAAAGTAGAAGATTTAGGAACTGCATGGTTAAAAAAAGTCGAAAAGATTTCGAGCACTGACTTGGCAAAATTAAATAAAAGCACCAAAAGATTTATAAAAGATACTGATTTAGAATTTTTCCATAGAGCTATCATTGATAATGAGGTTTTGCCTTTATTGAGAATAAAAGATATTAAAAGCCTTTCCGAAAGAATGGGGAAACACATGGCGAAACAAACACAGTGGGTATATCGTAGAGCTAACTCCCCATATTGGATGCAGGGCAAAGTAGGAAAATTGGCAGGACAATTTGGTGTCTGGCCCACGTGGTATATAGATTATATGCACTCCCTAACAAGAGGTAGCAAATGGAATGCAGCGAAAAGAATAGCAATATTTACTGGTATGCACGGATTAATGTATGAAATTGGCAAGGAAGTATTTGGCGTAGATATTAAAAAGTGGGTATTTGGCTATCCTGCGTTATGGACAGGCAGTCCTATCCTTACAGCACTTGAGGCTGCAAAAGATATTATAACGGGAAGTGATTATGAAAGACAAGCTGCTATTGGTAGACTAAAACAATATGCTAAGCTACATATACCATATTATTTAGCAATCCGTGGATTAATCAGCGCTCACGAAGAAATAAGGGAAGAAGATCAAATAAAACGTATGATAGGATTTACTCCAACTTATGAAGAATAAACTATTTATAGGTTCAACCCTCTTAGCTAAGGTAGACCTATTAAGGATTTGAGAGAACGTCTAACCTGGGCTAAATTTGAGCCTCTCAGAGGTAAATAAAAATCCCCTTAGGATAACCTTAATCTTCCTGAGATCGTCTACCCTACCCTATGATTTGAGATGATTTAGGTAATTTTCTTTACTATAGCGGATGCTCATCTTTGAGGACTCCTTTTTGAGAAAGATTGTATAACTCAGCCACTTGTCTAACTTCTGGAAAAGATAACATAAAATCTGATACGTCTTTTCCGTCTAAAATATCACAAATAGCTTCCCATCTCGCCCCTATCATAATCAATTTTTTTTCTTCTTGGCTGTCCATATAACCTTTCTACTTCGACTTTAAAAAACTTTCAGTCGGCATGCCGGTTATTAGGCTCAAAGCGAAGGCTCGTGAAAAAGCGTCTAACTCTACAGAATAACCTGCTTTCCATCTATCAGCAAAAACCGCAGTATTGCAATTACAATCACTTTGGGCTTGACCTACGTTGCATTCAATATAGGCAGAATTTGTTTTTCGCCTCCACCCCTGACATATGATTACTGGCATTTAATTCTTATCCTTTTTCTCTTGTTTTAATTTATTCATCACCTCAATTATCTGCCGATCCACTTCCATAGACACAGCGTATATATCGGCTACAAGACCGACTTTACTTTTTCTCTGTTCGGCTTCTTTCAGGATTAAGCTGACTATTTCGGTGATGTTATTCTGATTTACAGCCAAACTTTCCTATCTCCACATAAAATCCCGCCACCACTGGATAGTACCTTTCACGCCATACCAAAGAAAAGCGATAGGCGTACCTATGATGGCAATAATAAGTAGTAAGGCATTGATTAAGAAATTAGTATATTTCATGGGTGCTCCTTTCTGTTAATTTATTGCATATTTCTCATCTTCTATAGAATGGGAGACATCTTCGAGCTCGGCAGATATAACATTGTACGAACCAAAAGGGTTATCTTCACCATTCATTTTTCTTGCCAGTTCATACATTTTTGAAGCATTTGCCGATGCTCTTTCAACTCTATTGTGAAACATTAGTATATATATTTGCATTTAAGCCTCCTATATATAACCGTTAAGCTGGTTTGCTCCGCTTTTTACCCTCCCAGTCAAGTGATTGATTATATTACACCACGCCTTGCTTAATCGTATAGATTAACCGATGAGGACGTTCTCCGTATCTAACCGTTATCCGTAACGCCTCCCATGCGGTATCATGTCTGACTGGCAGTCCAGGGCGATCAGCATATCTAACTGGCGCAGACCAGATGGCCAACCAATATTTTGTCGGCCAAAAACGAATGTATCTGGGTAGAAACCGTTTACAGAATTTATCAAACATTGTAAGCCTCCTTTCAGGTAATGATATGTTAAGTTGCCTTTTTACCGTCTGCGTAAATGATTGGTTCGCAAGCAGCTTTCCAACACTCCCAAAACATCTGAGTTTGAATATCCTCGTAAGAAAAATCCTTCTGAAATTTTGGGTTAGAGGAATATGGCTCAATATCAAGTTCTTTCGATATAGCCCACTTTTCAAATCTTTCTTTTTCTGTCATAATAGCCTCCTTTCAAATATTTAACCTTTGCTCTTTCATTTTCCGTTTAAGTTTAATTGCCGAATTAAATATTCGACAGCCCTTTTTATAGCGTCCATACCAGAGAATGGTTTCATCTGCACTCCTACGTTTGCATTTCTTTCATTCCACCAAATTATATATGTAGCCCCACCTGCTTTGAATATTCTATTAAGAGTATCCTCTTGATATGGCGTCACGTTTAGTACTCCTGCCCTCATTATTTTAAATTCCAATCCTACAAACTTTCCTCTAAAACACATTACAACATCTGGAATTCCTCTCACCATCATTGACTCACCATGTATCTTTACCCACCAAACTCCATATTTCCCGTAGCACTGTTTATCAAATTCTTTCATAAATGCTTTAAGGAATGGAGTTTCTTTTTTCGGATATTTACGTTTTCTTTCAAACACCATCTTACTCTCCTTTTTAAAACAAACCTAACTGAGAATTTTCTAATTCAAAATTAGTAATACACAGTTCAGTAACTACATCTTTTTCCTTTTTTAAAGAAGAAACTTTGGCAATCTTTGGAGTTTCTATTATATTAAATCCCTTATACAATTCTTTCACTTCCGGAATATTTTCATAAGACAAAATAAATTTACCTTTAATATCAGACAAACACTGCTGTAATCTAATATGACTTCCCTTTGTAAATACAAACTTATAATACTTAGTAGCATCGGCGGCAAAATACGGAGGATCAAGATAAAATAATGTTGTTTCTCTATCATATTTTTTTATACATTCTTCAAAATCCAAATTCTCAATAATGACATTATCAAGTCTTTCTCGTACTCTCTCTAAATCTTTCGTTATGAATGTAGTTCTCCAATTTGGGTAGCTTCCTGGCCCGGCAGAAAATCCTGCCTGATACTGTCCAGAAAAGCATGTTCTATTTATGTAGAGAAATCTGACTGCTTTTTCTAAATCCGATATTTTTTCATCTTGGAAACTCTTTGAATACATTTCAAATAATTTTCTGCTGTATGGAAGCCAGTATGCTTTCTTTTGCAATTCTGCGCAATTATCTTTAAGTTGTAGGAATAAATTAACCAAATCAGCATTTATATCATTATACACTTCACAATCAGATAATTTCTTTTTAAATAATATCCAAGCTGCTCCCCCAAATACTTCAGTATAACATCTATGCTTCGGAAATAATGAGATGATGAAAGGTGCAAGTTTTGCTTTTCCACCCATATATGGAATAAAAGAATTCATTAAACCGATTCCTTACCCTTAATTAACCATCCAAGTATTTTACTATTCTTTGCTTCATCTTTGATCATATCAATTACAATCTGTTTTTCTTTTAGACGTTTTTCAAGTATTTGTATCTGATATTCTAAAACATGGATTTGATTTTGTAATTGTCTTTTTGTCTTCAAAACGGCACTCCTTTTCTTTCTGCCATTAACTTTTTCAGGAAACTCACAAAGTCAGGCGTTTTAAGATAATAAGATTTATAACGCCTTAAACAATTATTTGCAACTAAACTTTGTCTTAATACTTTAGCTTGATCTCTACTTATATCTGCAAAGTCCATAAGGTCATCAAATAGAATAGAATTAGCATTTAACATCCTATTAATAAATTGGTCTGGCTCTTGTAAACTTAGTATAAGTTTTTTGATTTCGTCTAAATGAGAAACTTGATCCTCCTCTTTTTTAAAGACACTATAGTCTCCATAACCAAAATATGGACTATCATATATTTGATTTAGATATAGATATATATATTCTGCATGCTCTGGTTTAACTATGACATTCTTTCCATCATCTGTAGAAAATAATCTGCACGCTAAAGCCACTGATAACTTTGCAAGTTTAATTCTTTGAATACTGCCTTGTACTAATGGAATAACATCTGTATATTTCTCACTCATTTCAACAGCATATTTTAATATCAGTTTCTCTGTTTCTGGTTTAAAGTGAATATGTCTTTCTTTCCTGCTCCATGCCCACATCAGTATTTTATTGCATAATTCAGAAGTAAATAAATGTTCTACTTTTCCTCTGTAATAAGCATTGATTTTTTCTGCATCAACGTCTTGTTTAGCTGCAATAATGGCAAAATCGAATCGGGCGATATCTTCTGCTTTCCCAATAAGTTCTCTAATCGCTTCAACACCGCTGGTATAACTTTCAATTCGCTTTCCTGTAGCTCTGGGATTAGAAATCCAGATGAGTCGTACTCGTGCCGAAGTTTTGCGAGTCGAGCCAACAACTGTTCTCTCTGCAATTCCAGTATCTCGAATCGCCGATAAATTGCTGATGTTTCGTAAATCAAGTCCATTAACTTCATCTAATATTACCATCCTTCCATCGTTTATTGGTAAAACACCCCATGAAAATGTTACATCTCTGCCTATCTGAGACATACCACCAATTAAGCCTGGAATGGTGGCTGTTTCCAAAGTAATATATTCACCTGCTTTGTAGTGCTGACATAACTTAGTTGCTGTTTTTGTTTTTCCTGTCCTTGTGTCCCCAAGAACAAGAGCTTCTGCTAAACCCTTATGAACTTTGCTATTAGCAAATTTAAATGCAAGCACGCTATGAAAAACCAAATCATATGCAAAAATAAGATTTTCTCTGCCCACAATAACTTCTGGCACATTGTATGTTAAATCTCTGCAAATCTCCTGAACTTTTTTTTCAACTCCTTCAACAGTATTTTTAGTGGGCTTGAAAATTTGTAAATTATCTATATCTACTTTAGATAATTTAAAAGTTTCTAAATCAGATATTTCTGGTTGCTGCTTAGTAAATAAATGCGTTGCTTCTTGTGTCTTAGGGTCATTGATGGTTTTTCCGAAGAAGTTATACGTTTTATTTAATTGTAGATTATGTCCTTTAGTGTATACTTTTCTCAATATAAATTGCTGATCAATTCTTTCTGAATCTATTACAGGTGAAATAAATACTTCTTCAATCGTTTGAGTTTCAACTTCAACTTCAAATTGATTGCAACCATGAATGCCAATTAAATTCTTAATCTTGGTTTTTTGTTCGGTAGAAGAACATTTGATTAATTCTAATGCTTGAGCTTCTGATATTCTAATTTCATGTTGCCCCCCAGTGGCAAATAATATACAACTCTTGCATTTATCCCCTTTGGTAAAATTGCATTTTACTTTAAATTTTATTGGAGCAAAATAAGGAGAAAGATTTTTTCCAACAGCAATTGCTTTAAACTGTATATATTTATTGTAAAAATCCTCGCATACAGCCTCGTAAAATGAAACCTCTTGATATTCTAAATCCTCTAAATTTAATGGTTTCTCTATCTTTTTTGCATGTTCAACACATGGATTCCAAACATCAACTAAATTCTTTTGATTTTCAGCACAATAAAAAATTAAATCTGTAAAATCTCCATTTTCAGGAAGCCCTTCTTCTGGCAGAGAAATAATATAAACCTCTGAAGCATATTCTACTAATTTATTTGCTAATAACTTAGCGGATGTTTTTCCCGCTTTATCAATATCATAAACAATATAAACTTTTTTATCTTGGAATGCTGGTAATAATTCTTGTCTGAAAGCTCCTTCCCCGCCAGTAAAGGTAATAGCATTTATTCCATGTTGTCTGGCGAGAATTGCATCTGGTTCTCCAGCACATATAACAACTGTACTTTCTTTGAGAGCTTCCTGCGGCCAAAGTCTGATCTGATTGTAGCCTTTAATCCCAGTGAATTTTTGTTTAGTTCTATGGAAAACATCGTACTTTCTGATGTTAAGAAGTTTTCCATTTGCGTCTCGAATAGGGATAAGCACTCTTTCTTCACTCCATCCCAATTCATATTTTTTAATTGTCTCAAGATTCCACCCTCTCTTTAAAAGCAGAAGTTTTTGTATATTTTCAGCATCTAATAATTTTTGATGAGCATCTTCTACTTCTGTATCTGTTAAAACATGAAATTCAGCATTACCTACAATATCATTTTTAGCTTTAGTAAAAGAGCAATTATGATACTTCATGTAGAACAAGAAATGATCTCCACCCCTCTGGCATGAATGACAATACCAAAGCCCACTTTCTAAATCCAGGGAAAGACTTGGTTTTTTATCTTCATGGAAAGGACAGAGAACATTAATCTTGCGTGTATTTCCTGTGAGATTAGGAAAATATTTCTGGTAGAAAGATAAATATTGCACTTAGTTATTTTCACTTTCATTGAAATTAAAAAGGAATATCATCATCATCTGTCGATTTCGATGGAGCGAATATAGACTTTTTTTCAACTTGGCTTGATGTTTCTGGCTCAATGCGCTTTACTATGTATACGTTTTGGAAGCCATTTTTTGTCGCCAGTTCTATAATACATTGCTGGTCTAATAAAGATGAAAAATAACTTTCTACATCTGCCCACCTAAAATCTGCGGGCACTCCTAACCTCTTTAAATCCATAGCAAGAAAATCTAAATTTTGTTCAGTTTCTAAATTACACCATTTTCTTACGGTTCTGTTTAAGTAAGTTCCACTTGATATGGTAAACTCTATAACAAGTTTAATTTTTCCATTTTTGACTTTATCGAAAAATATTTTCTCCAGTTTTGCTTGATAAGTATCATCTGGAAGAGAAAGTGGATCAATTACTTCTGCTGGATTATGCACTTCGCTCAATTCCTTTAACATTTCATTTTTTTCTTCATCATTTAACATCATTGTTTTTCTCCTTTTAATTTTTTTTTAAAACTTTCCAAATTAAACGCATGTTAGGTTTTAAACCCACCTATGAAGAATGACCTATAACAACTTTAGGTTCTACAAAAGTATCTTCTGGATATTCTAATTTTATTACTGTTCCGCAGTATTCACATCTCCTAAACCATTTATTTCTAAGTCTTTTTCTGTTTCTTTCTTTTGATAGAACTAAATCTAAAAAACCACATCCTATATTACACCAATGTAATGGTGGACTCCATTTATGTTGGCAATATATCTCTTTCATCTTATTTTTCTCCTTTCTTAATAGTTATATTTTTTTATTCCTTTGCCCCTAATAATACACCTTGTTTTTTCTCTGCGATTTTTGATTTGTTGAATGCTTCCTCTATTTTTTCCCAATTATTTCCTTCTCCTATTTCTATAGGATCAGCATAAAGTAATCTTTTAGTCCTATCTCCTGCGATCCATTTTTCTGAAGGTTTCGTTCTTAAAAATCTTTTTTCTCCGTCGGATGTTTCCTCTGAATGAAAATACATAATAATATCAACAAATGCTTCTACAGTATGCCAAATATTAGCTTGTAATGTAGGCGTAGCTTTAGTTACTTTAGAAATTCTTGTTTGTATTTCTACCATTCTACTATGAGAAATTAAAATTAGCCCAAATGGTGATACAGCAAGTTTATTTAATGGTCGCATAAATTCATCTTTTACCATTTGCCAACCTTTTCCCCATTCTAAATCAGATGCATGAATTACATTCTGTTTTCCAAGAACATAATTGGAACATAATTTATGAAGAGTATCTATTGTATCTATACACATTGCTGTATATTCATGTTTTTCTTCAGTAAAATCTTTACATAATTGCAAAAAGCTCCCTTGTCCATTATTCCAACTTAATACAGGTTCTTTGTAAACTGAGAGTGCAGAAAGACCACCTTCAGTATCTGCGAATAGAATTTTACCAGCTTCATTTGCCAACGTACTCTTCCCAATTTTTGGAAAGCCATGAATGCAAATAGTATAGTCCAACAAATTATCTTTTGCTTTGGTTCGTTCTGTTGGTAACATCTTTTCTCCTTTCTATTTTATATTTTCTGTTAGGGTAAAGTTCCTCTTGGATTTTTAGGAACTTTACAATTTGCTCTATTGCCCAGTCTCCGATAGGCTGGACAGCAACTTTCTTACCATCTTCCGATAAAATTAAATCTATGTAGTTATACTGTATCACGAGGTTTCTTTTTCATCCATTCCTGTAACTTTGCAATGGCCTTTTTCCAGCTCCCTGCCGAGAAATAGCCGTAACCCTCAAGGTAGATATTACATCTAATTCCCAGTTTGCCCTTATGATATTCGGTAACCTCATATGCCAGATGGTAATATTTGCCTTTGGCGAGTTTCTTTAATCGCTCCTTTGCTTCTGGCATTGCATATAATTCATTCCACATAATTTTGTTTCCTTATTCTTCGCTTAATTGCTTAATAGTTTCAATAGGTAATTGCTCAATAATCTCAATAACATGCTGCAAGGTATCACATCCCCATCTAGGCATGTACCATTGTCCATCTACTATTTGTGCTCCTTCTCCAACGGCGTCAGGCTCAATAGGTTCATAGCCGATAGCTAATATTGCTTTAACCACTTCAGATGGGTTTTTCATTTACATCTCCTTTCATCTTTTCTCTTTGCAAAAAGGATTGATTGATATTTTGCGCTTAACTCTTGCGCCGCTTCCCACTGAAAGGGATGCCACTTCTGATAATATTCATGGTTTTCAGTCATATGAAATAGAATATCCTGAAATCTCCACAACCGAACAAAGGTCTTTTTAGGTAGCTTGAACTCTCGGAGGTCGTAGAAACCTTTGTATGGTTTGTAACTGTCAATTTCTTTAGCCATCATTACTTGCCTTTTGATCTCCCTTTCCAAGCACTTCTGGGAATTCGATTGCATTTATCCTATGTAAAAGGTGCTGGTAATTACTCTCTAAGATTGTTAGTTTACATTCTATCTGTCGCATCTGGTGTTTGAGGTTAACTACTGAAAGGGCACAGACTACCAGAATAACCCAGATGGTAATGATTTCTAATATTTCTGTTATTTTCATGCTTCTTCACCTGTCAATCTTCAAGATAAAATCCACCATCCTCATCATAGATAGAGCCGTTGCATTCTACATTCTCTAAGTTACGTCCATAGACACGCCTTAGAATCCTCCTGCCCTCTGGTGAGGAAGAATGATGGATTGTACCATCGCTTCGTAAAACTGCTTCTCCTCTTTCATTCCATACCTCGCTCATTGTTTTCTCCTTTCCTTCATTTATTCTCCTTGTTAAATTGTTGTAATATTGCACCACACTTATTACACTTCTTTTGATCACCATAAACTTGAGTCTTGCAATTGCTACAGTAAAATGTATACCAGTTACCAGTACCAAAAGCATTGCCATGATTTATATATTCTATCTGTACAGAGCTTTCTGGATACTTTTGTTTCATTTATTTTCTCTCTCACCTGTCAAATAACTAATTATCTCATTCCTGAGTTCATCTCGCTTCTCTGTAACTTCCACACACGAACCATCGTCTTGGTAATATAGTCCTGTTTTCAGACCACTATGCAAACCTGTAATGTAGGCAGCGTCTATTAGAGAGTTTACCAACCTTTCCGCTTTTTCTTTATCCATTTTATTTCCTTTCACATCTAAACCCTCCTCGACAATGCCTTCTCCAGTCGAGCAATGAAATCCAATTGATAAGAATACTCCTCAATTAGATATGCTGCTCCTATTAAGTCAGCATATATCCACTGAGGCAGGTGCCGAGGGTTTTCTTCAATCAACTCTTCAATTCTTTTTTTGAATGAGTTTATTGTTTGCTGCTTTTCAGCTTTTCCATTGATCGCTATTCCCATACCGAATAATCTCATAATCAAGATCAATGCATTGTTCTTTTCTAAACCCATACTTCTCACATCCATCCCAGGGTTTTCGTAATAGTGCATCAGGCTCCCATTTCCAGTTATCAGACGCACCACTGGAAACAGTATTACCATCCGTACCCTCAAAATCTGTGGGATCAGGGTTATGTAATCCCCACTTGATCCCTACACCTATCAGACTGTTATAAATCACTGTGCCCATACGTCCATCTGTAAATTTAATCTGTGTACCGAGTTCCATATTTTTCTCCTATATCCTCAATTTCCACTTCCTTGCTAAATGCCTTCCCAGAGCACCATCTATCAAAACATGGCCATCAAAATCGAATATCAGATCAAGTTTTCCTTTAGAAGAATACAGCTTTTCTTTAATTCCCTTTGTGATTATAATTATCTTGACTGTGTTGGATTTTGTTTCCCCTCTTGGCAAAAGAAACCAATATTCAAGGTCAGGGTTTTCTTCCTGCATTCGCTTGAGAATTGTTTTCATTTCTTTAATATTTTCTCTAGTTAATCTTTGCTTTGCCATTTCAGTTCCTTTCATGCTTTCTGTGTTTTTGCTTATATAATGCAGGATCACCCTCTCCCGCCCAAATACAATCTGCCCTGTATTCAGCCCTTTTCCCTGCCTTACGCCATGATTGAATAGCTTTAGCCATCTCAAGTGATGGATTTATGCTATTAAGAAAGATCGCAAGTTGAGACATCTCATAACATTTTCTTGCATGGTTCATTAACTCTTCTGGTGTCATTTTTGTTGTTGTCATTTTCCCTTTGGGCTGTCTTTTCTACATACCTTCTCCATCTCTGTGAGTTTCAATCCTTGTTTTAATAGACTTGCTTCTCTGATAAGTGGAAGAGTGCAGTTACATAAGGATTCGCCTGTATAAATAATCTCCCCTTCTTCATCTTCCCAGATTGCACAACCGCAGTAAATACAATCACCTAAATAAACTCTTTTAACTTGGCCTTGATACATAATTTCTTTTACGCATAGCTGTTCTTATAAAACCTATCTATTTTATATCCTTCATCTATTTCTATTATTTGACTGGCATCTCTAAAACAATCTTCGCATAAAAAATGGTTGCCTGGCATTACTGGGTTGATATGACAACAGCTACAAATTCTTTCATTAGCAGACTTTTCACGTTTATATTTTTTCCACCGAGCGGTTAATTTCCTTGCTTCCGCTGCTGCTCTACGACCTTCCGCTTCTATACATTCTGGTTTATAACAATACGCCCGGGGTCTGCCTCTTGGATTTGATTCAAATAACTCATTACAATACCTGCATCGCTTAACAGCCACCGCTATTCTCCTATTTTATAAAATGTATCTAATGTTTCTTGTGTTGGGTTTATGCAATATTGTAAATAAGGACAATTTCCAAATTTCGTACTACAACTCACTTCATTTTTATACCAGTGGTTTGTTTTATAGCAATCCTCCAGATCTGCAAACTTCTGATACAACTCCTGTCCAAAATCACTTAACACATTTTTATCAAAAATAACATATTCTTCATGAAAATACTTCTCTGGTTGTTCTGCGTATTCTAATGCCACTCTTTTCTGAAATTGTTGAGGTGTTTCTTTTTGTCGCATTCTAATGGAAGGTTTTTTAATATGTCTGTAAAGCACTCCAAAGACAGGTTTATGCAACCATTTTTTTAAAGCAAAGTAATATGAAAGAATTTGAAAATTCACTGGTAGTTTTATAATCAAATCCTTTTGGATTTGTGTCGTAGTTTTTATTTCAAGGATTTGATTTTCCTTTTTTTCATTAATTATTCTACCATCAAGTCTGCATACATATCTGAACTTTTTATTGATTGGAATGTTGGTAGTATATTCAGGAAGGATTTTAAGGTTAGGAAATTTATGTAAGAAATGCTGTTCGTATCCGCCAAGCATAGCAAATAAAATTGCTCTATCCGTCTCCAAGTTATCTATTTCCTCTTGGCTTATAAGCTCTAATTTAATATCATTTTCAAGTTTATCAATATAAGCCCAGCATTCTTCTATTGATCTGCCGTTATGTAAATGATAAACCGATTTGGCAAAAATATCCCCAATACTTAAAGCCCTTGACATTTTTTTAGGAATTATTTTTTTGTTGAAATGCAAATCAAACTTTTTACGACAGAATAGAAAGTCCGAAAGGTCATGCTGATGTAGGATTATTGGTTTCACTTATCCTCCAAATTTCTCAGAATTTTTTTTTAGTACCTGCCTAATTAAATCTAATCCTCTGTTTATTTGAATTATATCTCCTGGACTATAAATCACCATATTATATTCTGTAAGAACTTCTTCAGCAGACATTTCTTTTAATTTCTGGATAGAGATTTCTCCTATATCTTTCTGCCTTTTTCTCTGATTTCTATTTTTTGGATAATATTCCACTAAATTACTCCTTCACTGGCTTGTAACAAGTTATCCTTGGTAATTATATCCGCAACTTTTTTCTTTCCTCTTAGTATTTTATAAATTGAGATATCTACTGTTCCATCCGCTAATAAGTCAATATAAGTTACTTTCCTCGTTTGCCCAGCCCGATGTGTTCTATCTTCGCTCTGAAGCCGTTGTTCCAAGCTATACGAATTGCTGTAATATACTACAATATTTGCCGCAGTTAATTCTATGCCAAAGCCACCCGTTCCCGCTGTGCCAATTAAGACCTTAGTATCTGCATTATTTTGAAAAGAACTAATATTATAACTTCTATTTCTATTATCTACTTCTCCATATAATTCTACTGATTTAATTCCCATTGTTTTACAGAGATTTGTTATTTTTTCAACATCATGCTGAAATCTGGCCCAACATACTATTTTATTGTCATGGTTGCCGTTATTTAGATTCGCTTCTTCAAAGATTTCTTTTAGTGCCTCAATTTTTGGCTGTTCTTCAAAGTCTACAATTCTTTCAAATTCATCTACAACAAAGCCCGATGTTATTTGACTTAATCTTAACAACTGTACCAAAATAATAGGCGCTCGTACTATGCCTGATTTTTCTACTTCATTTTCCATTGCCGTTAAACAATCTTGAACCATTTTATCATATACTTGTCTCATATATGTAGTTAAAGAAACTTTTCTTACATCGTACATTTTCGATGGAATATCAATACATTCATCTTTCCTAAACCGTGTAGCTTTTTGGTAAACAAGATTGCTTATTTCTTGTAAAGCTCCAGACTTTGCAATCTTTTTAAATCCTCGGGTCCAAAAGTATTTGCTGATAAAATTCTCATAATTTAAACCGAATGTCTGCCCGTTATCAAGAAATAGCCATTGGCTAAACAGATCGTAAGCATGTTGTGTAACTGGCGTACCGGTTAATATTATTTTATGTTCTGTCAGTCTTCCTATCTTTATCATCGCTTTGGTTCGCTGAGAAAATGGATTTTTGATCTTAGTTGTCTCATCAGCGATAATCAACCAATCTTCATTTATTACTTTTAAAAATTCTTCCTCAAGACTTTTTACCGATTCGTAGTTAATGACATAAAAATCGTATTCCATCCCTAATTTTTCAATTTTTTGCTGTCTTGTTCCAATAAGAGCAATAGCATCATAATCAGACCATTTATGGATTTCATCTACCCATTTTTCTACCATCGGGCCAGCGGGACAAACTACTAAACCTTTTGTTACTCTACCTTTTAATTTTTTGAGCACAAAGCCTTCTATGCCTGTTCTTGTCTTGCCGGTCCCCATTTCCCAAAGGGCAGCATGCCCATCAAATTTATTTATCCATTCTAAACCAATTTTTTGATTTCTGAACGGTTTAGGGTTTTTATGATTAATCAATGGAGGACGTTTTACTATTGTCTCCATTGTTAGTCTTTTGAGTGCCTTTAATTTTCCTTTATTAACTCTCTCTTTATCTATTTGCTTTAAACATGCCTCAGCAAAGGCGGGAAGGTAATTATCATTTTTTCCCGGCGGATTTTTAGAAAGGATAATATCTATATTTTCTTTAGTTAGTGGAATATATAGATCTTTCCCTTTCCAGAGATAACCTTCATATTCATAGTAATCTAAATATCTTACCTGATCACCTGATACTTTAATCCTACCTTGTTTAATATTCCAGTAGCGCGGCATCCTTTATATTTTACCTTCCTGATTAGTGACTCATCATTTCAACATTGTAAAATTATATATAAAGCCCATAATAAAATAGCTAAAAATTGTAAAGTATCCATTTTTACTCCTTTTAAGGTGAGCTGGAAAAATAGGAGGATAAAAACCAGCTCACCTCTTTTCGGCAACCAACTATTAGTTGCCGAATCTAAACATTATTGTTACTTTCTGTCCTTCGACTTCGCCTGAGACAGAAATGCTATTGCCGCCGCTGACTTCCGCCAGTTCAAGAACTTCAGTAATATCGACGTTTTCTACCACGGCGTTAAAAAGCTCTTCTTTCCGTGGCCCGAGGGACTTTCGAAAACTTGTCATAATCTTCTGAAGCTCTTTATACTGCTCGACCTGCTCTCTGGTTATACTGACGGTTGTTCCAACTTCTTCGCCCATTAGCTTTCCTCCTTTCCTTTAGATTTTTCGGCAAGGCTAAAAACATCCTCGCCTTCAATCAGGGCTTCTTCAAACTTTGAAGATTTTCTATAGACCCCGGATTGCTCTAATAATATATATCCTTTCTTAATTAGTGCCTTGACGATCTGCTCATTTTCAAACAGTTCCACTAAATCTTTACGAAAGAATTTCGTATTTAGACTTAAAAATCTCCGCTGTTCTTCTGTCAACTTAATTTCTTCCGGAAGGAAGGCATAATTTAGCAACTTTTCGGTAGCTTTATAATATCTTTGACCTTGCTTTTTAATCCATCCTTCAGGAATTAGCTTTTCGTAGATAAATTTATGGATTGGCCTAATAGATGGAAAGTCAAATGCGCCTTGAATATCATGGAGGTTCATATAATTACAGATAAAATTCCTATTTTTTATATCTAATTTTTCCATGGCTTATTATATTTTATTTTTAGGTAAAAGTCAAGTTAATTTTTATGCACATAACGCTGTCTTACTACGATTACATTTGCCATGCGCTTTATACCGAATAAGCCAATATCTTGTTTCCCTTGAGCCACTACTTCCTTAAAGTATACTTTTCTTATTACTTCAATCGAAGGCATTGTTCTATAATATTCCGCATCTTTTTTATTTGTAAAGAGATGGAAACCTGCTTTATAAGGCAAACGTGGATAAAAGACTCCTTGCCTAAGACTCTTTGGGCCTTTTGAAGTATAAAGTAAATAGTCATGCGGGTCTGTCTGCCATTCTTCCTCTATTACCGGCACGTATGCTGGACCCGAGCCATCTGGTTTCAGGTGGTAAGAGCATTGGCAAAGTTCTCCGGACCATCCTTTTATAAAAACCGCATAGCCATACTTTTTTGTAATCCTAAAGTCTGCTAATTCATCTAAGCACATTTTTTTCTTTTCCTTCATTTACTTTACATCTTCTGTTACATGTATCACAGTCATCTTTCCAAACTTTAATTCCATTAAGGTGATAGCATCCATGTTTTTCCGCTTCTTCTAATTTAGTGAAATCTAATAGCATTTCTTTTGAGAACTTACCGTTTTTGATATTATCTTTATATTTTTCCATGAAATCCATTTTTAACTTCTGCTTAAAATTTTCTAAAACTTTTAGCTGGAGCCGTTTCTTTTTTTGAGTATACTGCTCAATTAGAAATTCAAGTTTGGTTTTTTTAAACATCGCTTCTGACAAGATTTTATTCAAACTATCCCATTGTTCTTGGAGCGGTGCTCTTTCATCAAAAGCAGGAATTTTATTCTTCATAGCCACATGCCTTTTTGAATTTTATTGAATCAAATCTAAAATTGTCTTTTTTAAACATTTCGATACATTTCAATACGATTGTTTTCCATACAATTACTTCCAGGGAAGCCCCATCTTCAGGATAACATGCTTTTAATACTTCTGCTATTTTTCTGTAGTGCCTTCGTTCAAACATTTTTCTATCCTCCTTTTTTTCAGTTTAATTCATTATATACTTTTCTTAGATGAAAGTCAAATCTTTTTTAAGAAAATGAACTTTCGTAGTGATTTCAGGTAGTTAGGTCGTCTAATGATATTTAATTATATCTAATTATAGTTTAGGAGTGATAGATAATTAAATATAATTATCTATCACTTCAAAAAAGCCAGCATTAAATAGAAATTCTTAAATCTGGCACTTTTTGTTTTGCACTGCACACGTTATTTAGCTGATTATCTATAGGGTCACTAAATCGTTTTAAAAAAGGCGCACATTTTTGATCAAAAATCGCCGAAAAAAAAGCCTGGAAAGGTAGATGGGATAAGGGTTAGATAGAAATGTGTATCTTTTCTAAAGTCAATTTTGGGATTTTTACTGATTCGGCGTCTAATATATTTATATAAAAAAGACCCTATTTTTTTGCAATTTTTTCTATCTGCAATTTTTTATATTTCCACTACATATATTTTATATTTATTTATTTATTTTTTTTTTTTTTTTTTTTTTTTTTTTTTTTTTTTTTTTT